CATCCTCAATTACAGGTACACCAAATGCTTTAAGCGCTTTATAATCACAAAGTTTACCAGCCCAGTTAACTGCCAGAATAGCTTTTGTTTTCTCATTAACTAGCTTACCAACAGATACAGGATCAATGAGACCAGTCAAAGGGTCAATATCGGCCCAGCGGATACGAGCGCCTCGATGAATTGCACCTACGTTAGATGCAAAACAAGTTTGAGGTGTAGCAACTACTTCATCCCCGGGTTTAATATTTAAAAGATCTAAAGATAGATCAATGGCAGCGGTGCATGAGTTAACTGTTACCGGTCTTGTCTTAGAGCCAAGATCTTTCCAAAGAGCATCTTCAAACTCTTCTACCTTAGGACCTTGACCAATGAAGCCTGAACTAAGAACAGCGGTTACTTTTTCTGCTGCAAGATCGGACATCCCAACTTTAAATAACGGAATCATATTGGTACTCCATAAAATACAGATTATCTTTTTCCCCGGTTACTTTAAAGTTAAGACCTTCGTAGGTTTTAAATGCCCGGGTATTGGACTTAAGAACTTCCAGTCGAATGGGTAATGATTTATGACATTGATCTACTAAGAACTTAAAAATAATTTTACCTAGTCCTTTGTCTCTATATTCAGAGACTAATCCCCCTGTCAAAAGAAACTCGTCTTCGTTTTTATGAACAACACCAAAACCAGCATCTACAATACATACACCATGTTCAATAGCGTATGCAATATAAAGATCATATTTACGGAACGCAGTTTTAAACCATTCCTCCTGTTGCTCAGGTGTAATAAAATCTGTACTACGCGTCATATACTCACGGCACTTATTACGTATAGTACGAAGGATCTCTGCCTCTGCAGGAGTTGTAACTCTCTTAAAAACTATTTGTGTCAAGGAATACCTCTTTAAATTTCTTCATTACATTCTCAGGATTATACTCACTTACCCGGGCTGTCCAATCTTCTTTAAAGTCCCCAAGATTATGCAGCATATAGTTTAAATCATTTTCATCGTTATACAGAGTATTTGAGTCTTTTAACATCTCTAAATGATTTCTATCATGTCCACCATTCCATGCTAGAACTGGCTTATTGAGAAATAAGAACTCTGCAATAGAAAGACCAAACGATTCACCTCTATGTCTTGCATGAAGCATACAGTCACAAGTAGCAATAAAGTCTGCTTTCTTCTGAGGGCTATGAATTTCGTTAATAAATTTAACGTTAGGATGATTAACGAAAGGCTCGGTACCTACAAATATAAAAACAAACGCATCATTATCAGTTACTAACTTCTTAACATATTCTCTTATACCTGGTATATCGAAAGTATAGTACCCCCCAATACGACCAACAACTATTTGATCATCTCTAATTCCGAGAACTTTTCGATAATTAGTTTTTGGTGTCGGTAGATTTACAATATGCGGTACGTAAGGTATTTGACCCTGAGACATTTCATCCGACAACCACTTCGAAATATATGCATAACGATCCCCATGAGGGTCATTATATTGGAATACTGCATGTACGGCTGTCTTACAGTTTTTAGGTAAAGAACTTTTTTCACCGCCAGCTATAAAATAGGCTAGATCGATTTTTTCACTATCAATTTCTTTCTCTATATAACCCGTACTATAACCTACAACTTTAAATTTTTTCTCTAACGCTGCAATAACAGCTGACTCGTTACCCATGTCTTTTTCTTCACCATAGGTCTTACAATAAGCAATTACAGACTCATTACCTAGGATCTCTTGATTATAATGGGCATAGTCTGTAATGGCAACTGTGGTACCTCTGTAGTTAAGAGTATTAGCATGAAATAGTATTTTCATCGAACAATATTACCTTTATAGCTGAATGTAGTTGACGAGTGGAAGCCTTCTGTTGTGAACGTACCGTCTATTACCTGCTCACACCGCTCAACAAACATATTAATATTTTCAGCCATACGAGACTGGTATAGATGATATATCGAATTATCAAATACGGTTCCGATACCATAATAGCCTAAAGAACCTAGCGGCCATAGACCTTCAGATGATTCTTTTTCGAAGCATGTTGGCATTAATGCTCGATACCGAATACCTCTATCTTCTGCAATATAGCAAAGAGCTTCAGCGGTATCAGAATTTCTTTCTTCTGTAAAAGATGGTGCACCTAGTTTATTGTATACTTTTTTCGACATGACATAAAAGCCAGGTGCTGCGTAGATATGACTCTTAGGGGGGATGTGATTGGAGACTTGAGCGATACCTATAAAAGTTTCGTTATGATAGGCATACTTAATATACTCCATAACTTTTTCTCTATCTAACGGGATGCAGTCCGGTTCAATAATAACAACTACATCACTCTTAGAATTGTTCATCACCTGGTTCATCCAGAAACCATGGTTGGTATTTGTACCATGATAGTTAACTGGTAGCTCAAAATGATCCATGACCCGCTTATGTGCCGCTAGCATGTCTTTATCGACATTGTCCCAGTGTAGCGAGTTAAACTCAACCTTCATTTACTGCTTCCGTATTCTGTACTACGGCATCCCATGGGTGAAGGTATGTAGTAAGATAGTACCCGACTAAATCCTTATTTGGCTCACCCATTAGAAGAATCTTTTCCTCACTTAGTGTAATGATTTGATCTTTAAGATGAGGTATGAAAGGCTCTACTCGGCTTCTCGGCTTACCCTCTGCCGTCATTTCAACCAGTAATTTTACTGGACATTCAATACGATAATTGTCGTCGATCTTACTAACTCGACCAACTATATCATCACCTGTAATAAGTTTAAAAAATTTAATCATAATGATCTCCATAAAGTATAGACAGTAATAATTATACGATAAGCATAGAAATAACGCCATCGTTATAATATTTTATTTACCAAAACGTGGTGCCCGGGACCGGAATCGAACCGGTACACCCTTGCGAGCGAGAGATTTTAAGTCTCTTGTGTCTACCTATTTCACCACCCGGGCATTGTCCTTAATTCATTCATTTTTACTGCATCAGTATTTACCTTGAAATTAAAAGATATAATAGTTTTTCTTTTATCTGTTTTATTAGAGGGGGAGCGATGCAACAACCACCCAGGGAAGAGAGCTAGGGTTCCTTCCGTGGGTACATAGTTAGTATTATAAAATTGCGTCCCTGTAGTCTCTGGTAATTCTATATAGTATAATCCTACAAGTCTATCGTTATTGTGATTGTGCCAGTTAAAAGAGTCTTCGTTAAGGTACTGATGGAACCATGGTTTGAAGTCATACGCAATACCACCGTAATCATAATAATACTGTTTTATGATAGGGTAGATATATTTTTCTAAGAGTGGTATATAAGGCCTATCATTATCACTATAAAAATCTGAATATGCAATACTTTTATTGGTAGTTTTTATTCTGTAAGTACGTATGTAAATATCTAGACAGTCAAGTAACTCCTGTTTAATATTATCGTGATTAAGTACGGGTAATGTCTGTATCATAAACGTATATATGGCCCGGCTAGCAGGAATCGAACCCACATTCTAGAGGTAGAAGCTCTATGTACTATCCATTGTACTATAGCCGGGTAAAACTTATCTGTCGCTCTTTAAATAATCTAATCCTAAAGATATACCAACTCTTGGTGTCAGCGGTACAACAGTATGATACATTGCATGAGGGACGTATAAGACATGCCCCGGGAGTAATGTAATAGTAGCTGTACCCATCTTACCCTCCACCACCCATCTGGTGGAGCCTATAGCCTGCCAAAATAAAACATCTGATTTACTTCTATGTCTACCTGAACCCTTACCTATGGACGAAAAGGAAATATAAGCATGAGCTGATGCAAATTTTGTCTTATCTAACTCCCCATAGCTCGTTAGCAGCTCTGGTACGTATTTTATATCACCCGCTCTTCGTAAATGCATTTCTAAATACTTACCGCCATTAACGTGAGACCACATTTTAGTTGTAGTAGCCTTATCAATCTCGAGTATCACATCTTCCCATGTAATAGGCGGTGCATATACTTCTCCAAAATGATAATACTCATTCTCTTGTCGACAAAGATGAAACTTCGGATCTTTTAAAAACTCTGTCATTTAAAGTTGCTAGAAAAATGGTGCCCCAGAGGAGACTCGAACTCCTAAAATTTGGCTTCTAAGACCAACACGTATACCAATTCCGTCACCGGGGCTCTAAGCTGCTAACACCTCTTTCAACCTATCAGCAGCATAGCTTGCTGCAAATGCATTCGGCTTAACCATTGGTACGACGTTACACGTACCCTTAATGTAACCAACTGCCTGCTGAATCACTACACTACTATTATAGCGTATATCGGGGTTAATATCAAGGTGTATCTGCACTTCTTTTTCCCCGATTACATCAACAATTTTATGGTATAGTTCCGCCACCTTATACGCCTCGTTCATTAAACGCATTGACGGCTTACTTGCCTTAGCATCGTAATCAATTTCCGTCTGTACCTCACCAAATATCTTACAACCGTGACACCCGTCAATGTGTACTACAATTGCTAAAGTATAATCTGCATACCATCTACCGTTACGCTTACATCTCTCTGAATCAGCGCCGATATAGATTTTAGTTTCTGGACTCTGTGATTCGATAAATGCTTTTACTTCGTCTATATCTAATTTTTTCATGTACACTTCTTAAATGGAGCGGGGTGCGAGAATCGAACTCGCGACTTGAACTTGGAAGGATCTAGTTTTACCACTAAACTAACCCCGCATTGGCATCCCGGGAGGGACTCGAACCCCCACAAACGGTTTTGGAGACCGTTGTGCTGCCATTACACTACCGAGATAAAGCTTTATTATATATGGTGCGTCCTGAGAGATTCGAACTCCCAACCTCAGGTTTCGAAGACCTGCTTTCTATCCAATTGAATTAAGGACGCATGTATGGTGGTGAAGATAGGATCCGAGCCTATAACCTTCTCCGTATGAAGGAGTTGCTCTACCTGTTGAGCTACATCACCGTGTTGGTACCAGCGGAGGGAATCGAACCCTCTCAAGAACGCTAATCTGGCGCTAAAAGGCTTATAAGACCTCTCTGACTACCAAGTCTCGCTGGCATTAAAATTGGCGGAGAATCAGGGAGTCGAACCCTGTGACCGTATTACTACGGTCTACGGATTAGCAATCCGCTGCATTACCATCCTGCCCACTCTCCAAT